TCCCTCGGTGATGATCTTCTTAGCCCAGTCGTCCGCGGTCTTCAAGTGCTTCGCTTCAAGAGCTGTCATCGTCGCCGCCTGAATCACCGTCTCAGCGAGAAGTTGGGCTTGCTCTCTTGGGAGTCCAAAGTGAGACTCGAGGTAGCCAGCTGTCGCCGAACCGAGGACCTTGCCCACCTTCCAGGCGGCCATTCCCTTTCCAACATGTTCAGCGACGTGACTCACACGCTCTACAACTTTCTTGTGGCACTTCTTGTCGTCGGGAATTGCCGAAGCACCACACTGCTTGAACTCCCAAAGAGCGTATAGCGCGGCCTCGCTGAAATCCCCAACTTCAAAGCCCATCAGTCGTCAGCCTCGTCAGAAAAGAGCAGTTCCTCAATCAAATTATCAATCTCCTCGTCACTCAGAACGTCGTCGTCAGTCTCGTACTGGGAGACCGTCTCATCATCGTACTCCTCCTCACTCTCATCATCGTACTCCTCCTCCTCGTCGGAGCCATGGTACATGATGGGCGAAGTCTCAAGCTTGTTCTTGCCGTCGGGATACTTCCAGAGATCCACAGTGCCGTGCCACGGCGAAGTGTTACTCACCTGATTTGTAGGCAGACCTGTAGTCAGGTCGTAATCCTGTTCCTCAGGCGTGAGTTGCATCTCGTAGGCTTGCTGAAGTGCCTCGAGGGCTTCAGGGGCGAAGAATCCGTTCATTGTTTCTTACCGTTTTTGTTGTTGGAGTTGCCGGCGTTGCCACCGGGGAGATAGGGGTCAACTTTGGGCTTGTTCTTTCGCATGTCTTTGATAACTCGGTGGGTGCCCATCCCCACGCCAAGCATCTTCTCCTGAAGGTCGAGGTGCTTCCGCTGCTCATCGAACTGCTGCTTCTGCTGTTCGAGCTGTGCCTGCATCGCTTCCTCCTCCATTCTCTGGTGGAGACGGTGGAGCCCACTGTGAACATTTTTGTGGAGTTTCTGCCTGCAGACTCCGTCGGGATGAACCTTCGACTTACCGCAGGGAACTGTGTAATCTGTGGGGGAAGCCATCAGGCGCCTCGACGAATGTGAAGACTGGGGTCGTTCCATGTTGGTGCGTTGTTTCCGACTTGGGTTTGCCTGCGAGGTTTGGGAGAGCTCTTCTCGTGCTCCCTCATGTCACGAATCATAACGTCACGCATCTGCCGCAAGTGCTCCTTCGGAACGGTGCAGTACTTCGACTTGCAGTGGGAGCGGTAGAGGTGTGCCACGTGTGACGGGTCGTCAGCTTGTTTGAAGAAGTTCCAGATGGCCAACGTTTGAGGGTCAGCCAAACTGAGTCTCTTCGCCTCTGAGAACGACTCGCCGGTGTCCACCTTGGCCTGAGAGGGCGGTGGGTTGTTGTCCTTGTTGCTCACTCCCTGGTCACCGAGGTACGGCAGTGCGGGTGCCATAACCATCGCGTCAAGTTCGTGAGGTGCGGAGCGATTCCAGCGAGTCGATGTTCTCATCAGTCGTCGTAACGATCTAGAATGTGGGCGATGACGGAGTTGCGGACGATGTCCTCCTTATGGAACTCCAGGATGCCCACGTCCTGGAGGTGGCGGAGTCGGTAGATGGCGTCAACCAGACCGTTCTCACGGCGGAAGACGTCAAGGTCAGCCTGTTTGGTGTCTCCGATCAACACCATCTTGCTCTCACTGCCGACACGAGTGAGGCAAGTTTTTACGTGAATCGGGAGGAAGTTCTGAACCTCGTCAACAATGACGAAGGCGTTGTTCAGGGAACGTCCTCGGATATCTTCGAGTAGCAGTGGCTCGACGATTCCCTTCTCAAGCATGTAGTTAGCGGCACCATTCGAGCGGCAACAGACTGGAATGTTATCCAGAATGGGACCAAGCAGTGGTGCGATCTTCTCACTCATGTCGCCTGGAAGTGCTCCACGTCCGCGTTGGAATTCGACTCCAACGTCTGAGCGAACGTATACCACTTTGTCGAAGTCGCCTTTCGCGACCAAGCTTAGTCCAGTCCACAGTGCCAACAGGGTTTTGCCTGTGCCAGCTGAACCATGAGCGATGGTGACAGTGTTTGTTTTGATGAGGCGGTTGAACTCCTCCTGTCGGTGGGTCTGGAACTTCACGGGGAGGATGTCCATCCCACGTGATTCGTAACCCATCTTCGTCTCTATCATCTCGACTTGACGACGGAGCTTTCTTTTCTCTCTTGCGCTAACGGACATACAATAAGGGTGCGTGAAACTCTTGGGGATCTCACAGAGTGAGAGTGCTTGGGCCTTAAACCACTTACCACCTCCTGTATGAACGAGGTGTGTCATATCTCATAGAAGAGATGCGATCGCTGAAGTTTTACCCGTTAGCCGTCCCACCCGACGCTTCTTGTCCTGCCTCTCCGTCCCCTCATGAGTCTCTCATTCGTGGTCTCGATGGCGTCTCCAGACTCCACATTCCAACCCTCTGCGCCAAGTGAACGACGACCTGTCTTGTTCAATGTGGTGAACACATTGCCCTCATCAACCCCATCACGGCGTGTGGAACCGAGGAACTTGCGGTGAGTGATGATGGACTCGGCGAGCATTCTGTTGCCCTGGTCCATGTGTTCGAGGTAGTAGTGAAGTGACCACACGACGGAGTCAGTTCGGTCGTCGTGTGCCACGTATGGAAACTGTGTGAGTTCGCGAATGAACGGGTCACACCAAGGTCCCTCCACAAACTGGACTCGGCCTTGTTCAAAGAGGGGAGACACCGCCTGAAGACGTGTCGTCTTCGACTTCAGTGGCTTGAACTCCTCGATGGGAATCTTCGCCTCACGCCGCAATACCTGAATTAGGGACTGGCCGGATGCCGCCTTTTCAATGCAGAGAACACGCGCGTTGTAGAGACGGTAGAGGTGTTTCACTGCCTCGATAAGGTCTGGGAAAGCCCACCTTCCCGTGACAATCTCAATAATGTAGGCCTGACTCGGGTCTTCCTTGCTGATTCCGGCAACACACACCGCGGTCTCGTCCGCCATCTCCCTTTCGGAGAACGCGCAGTCAACGGCGAGCCACGTGACGTCAAAGTTCGGTGCGTCCTCCTCACTGACGGTGTTGATCCAACCAGGTCTGATGATCTGTCCCTCGTCAGCTGCCGGAACTCCCTGATAGAGAGCGGCAAACTTGAAGCTCCCCATCGCTCGCTTCTGCGACAGAAGCATGTCAACGGTGAAAGCGGAGTTGGAGGGCCAGTGTGACTCACCCTGCTGTCGACCGAGGGGGTCATTTACCACGTCATCACAGAGGCCCTGGATGTTGATCCACCGCCAACCGAACTTGTTCTCCACCTCATCGTAGAGGCCATCCTTCTCCATTAGGATACCGTGGAGATCCTTCTCGTGGAAGCGGGTGGCGATCACCATTTGACACCAGTGGTTGGTTCGACGGGTGGACGCTTGTTCCTCCCACCAACTGGACAGCGTGTCCATCGCCGTCTTCGAGTCGGAAGACTTCAACGGGTCATCGATCACCATGGCGCCGACGCCTGGTGACTCCATGTCGGTGGTTCCAGCTGTGAAGCCAGTCAACACTCCACCGACTGAAGTGGCGAGGATGTAACCGCCACCCATCAGGTCGTACTTGGAGTCTGGGTTGAAGCCAAGAAACTCCGGGAACACTTTCTTGAACCCAGGACTCTTCATCATCTGCGCCACCTCACGGTGAAACTTCTGCGAGAGTTGTTGGCCGTAGGAGGCGATAACGTGCTGCGTTTTCTGGTCACGACCCAGCAACCACGCCACGAACATGGTCGCCAACATCGACTTCCCCGAACGTGGGGGACAGGAGACAATGAGTCGACGCTGACGACGTGTAGCGAGGTCCTCGAACGCCGAGCCGATAATCTCGTGGAATGGGGCGACCTGAAGGTCTCCCGCTTTCATGATGTCACAGAAGGCGAGGAAGCAGTCCCTCGCCGCCTTGTGCTTGAACTCGTGAATGATGCTGCGAGGTGCCTCAAGAAGCTCCAGCTCCCTGATCCCCCGTTGGTATTTTCTCCAGCTGGAGTGTTCCTCAAGCTGGTCAACGTGGGTTAGGACAGGTCTCATGACGAGAATTTCTTGAGCAAGTCGTCAACTTTGGATGTGTACTCTTTGGCGAGTTCCTTCTCGCCGGCTGCTTCCTTGGGAGCAGTCAGGTCAACGATGTCAGAACACAGGTCACGGTGTGTCTTGATCGCTGAGTTGAAGATGCTGATGAGATCGCGGATTCCGGCGTCAGGAAGTGCATCCTGAAGGTATCCCAGCGCGTCATTCGCAACTTGGAGAGCTTCCTGAGCCAGGGCCTCCTTGATCTTGAGAATGTCTTCGGTCTTTTTCATCGTGGGAATCGGCGACTGCAGCAACCACCAGTCCACCCCGGAATTGGGGTGGGGTCTGTGGGTCGGCGATTGATCATCGCGAGGATTTGCCTAGCGCGTGTAGGATCTCCTTGAGCGAGTGCTTGGTAGTACTGCGCCCAGAGTTGGGGATTCTCTTTCATAGTTCTCCGACTCCAGTAGAGCCTCGTACGTTTCGTCCCACTCCTCGGCTCCGCTATCGGCGAAGAAGAATGAGAAGCACAGCGGCGGTTTCTGCTTTTTCATAGAGTTTTACCCGTTAGGGGCAGATCTCGGGTCGACATGTGGGGCATCCGAGCTTCCACAACTCGTTGACGGAGGTGTACTGGATATCAGTCTCCTTCACCCAACCTCGACCTGCGGGAGACTGCTGAACGAGAACGTAACGGTTGGAGTCCACCTGAATATAGACGTTCGGAAGTACTCCGATGACAATTCCACCGTCGATCATTCTCTGGTTGGACTGCGGGTTAGTGGGATCGACGTAGAGGACGACTGCGTTACTCAGGGTGACGGCGAGTTGGCCGGTCATTGTGCTGAAGGTGAAGGTTCCCTCGAGCACCGACTTACCGTAGCTCTCGTTGGTGATATTGCCGATCGAGCTCCTCCAGAGACCCCATGCGTAACGCATCAGGTACTCAGGGTTGCCATCACTGTCTCCACTTCCACAGTAGATCACCTCAGCGATAGTCTCTCCTGTTTCAAGGTCGGTGATGGCTACCATGATCTTATTCTTGTCCTCACCCAAATACTGTCCGGTCCAAGTCAGACGGACACGGTTGATCAGTTCAGCGGGCAGGAACACAGTGGTCGGGTCACAGCAGTAGACCATATTGCCGGACCGAGTGACAGGATTCTCCCACGTGATGCTTCCGCCGTTGCCGTTGTCGCATCCAGGAGTGTCGGCGCAGGTTCCGTCAGGAAGGGCCGGCACAAAGATTCGACCCTCATTGTCGATGACTCCTGCGAGTGGGAGACTCGTGCGAGTGTAACGACCTGGGAAGATCTGCGAGCAGTCCCCACGCTGAACACACGGGTCGAGAGCGACGTAGGGAACGGTCTCGGAGATCGTAATCTGCCAGACCTGAGTGTACGTGTACTGGGAGTTGTCGGTGATTCCGGTGAAGGACTCCGACTGGAGGGTGAACGACTCGGCGACAGCGACACCCGCGTCACCTGGCACACCGTTCACGAGAGTGTTGAGAGCGCCGGCCAGCAGTTGTGTGGCGAAGTCGTGGCCGGAGCTCGAGAGGTAGTTCTGACACGAGAAGTTCAGCTCGAAGGTGAGCGCTCTCTCGTAGACGAGTGGGATACGTGTCTTCACATTGAAGAACGAGCTGACGTACCGCACAACGATGTTGTTGGTGTCCTGGACCACCCCTTCCTTATCGATCGCGTCGGCGAGACGGATCACGTTCACGCTCAGCGGAATCTCTGGAGAGGCGATGAGAG